CCTTTCAAAGCAAACAACAAATATAAATTATATTAATAATACCATTATGTCAAGTTTTTTTATTAAATTTTTACATGGCAAGACCGAAAACATTATATCAAAGAGCCGTAACTGGAGACATTGAGATTGGTGATGTGGTGTCTAATATAGATAAATGTAAAGATATTGCTGAAGAAATAAAAATAATAGACATTATCAACCCAACCTCAAGACAAATCGGTATGCTGGCAGAGCTTCTATACCGGGTTAAGAATATGCCCGACCTAGAAAAACTAGATAATCCAAGTGCTTTCATGGATTCTTCTACTGCTTACTGGGGCTAGTTCTGGCTTTAACAAAAAAAATAAAAGGCAATACGCATTATGCCTACTCAAACGAGCAGGAGTTCCGCATTGACCATCCGGATACTCCAATAATAAAAGACTGGCGTAAAGCAGAGGAAGGCCAATGGTGCTTTTCTGATGATGGTCAAATTGTTCAAATACTAAAGCGTGGTAACTACACGAGCAAATACGAATCAAAAGACTATGTAAGAACAATTATTGGTATGGTAACTACGTTAAAGACAAGCAAACTTAGCGGAGGTTTGAAAAAAAGCATTTATCGCTTTAGTAGTCATAAAAATCATTATGAAAAACTAAAAAACGGACTTATGACAGAGCAAAAACGCAATTTTGCTAAGTACATAGCTCATGGTGCCAGCCTAGAGGATGCTTATAAAAAGTCACATCCAGATACAAAAAGCAAAGATTATGCAATAAAAAGTGCAAAAGTTTTATTAAGAACAAAAGAGGTGAGGAATCTAGTGGATAAAGAAGTAGAACTATTACTGTCAGAAGTTGGAATTACTAAAAAATACCTATTAGAGAGTGCTAAAGACATTGTAGACAAAGAAGAAGCAAAAGATAACGACAAGTTAAGAGCTTTAGAAACTTTAATGAAAATATCCGGTCTTTTAAATACCGATAAAAAAGTGGATTCAGTAGCTTTAATACAGGAATTTACAGGATTTAGCAAAGATAAGCTAAATGCCTTTAGTGCTGGAATACTTCCAGAAGCAAAAAAGCAAATATCAGATGGTAATAAAGAAGATAACAGTTAATGACAGTGACTGGGTTACTACGATTACCTCTATTTGGCCCTATAATACCCCTAAAACGGTAAAAGTAGGTAAAAGCCTATATAGAGTAAGGCTAAAGTACAATGGATAACTCTGAGTGGAAATTTTGGGCTGGATTTATTTTACTTATGGTATTAGCAGTGTATGTAATGATTTGGATAACAGGAATCTGAGATGAGTGAGGAGCAAGAATCAAGGTTTAGGCAAAAAGTAATGCTGGTTGTTGCTCGAAAAGATTGGAATCCTTATGCGTGGCAACGAGTATTGAATAGATTTATGAGATGTCTGAACAAATAAATGGAAAACCGCCTACTGCAAGAAGTTATAGAGGGTCAGTCATTGACGATAACATGGTGTTGTCTTTCAACATTAAATGGCTCGGACAGATATGTATCCTTGTTGGCGGCCTTGTTTTTGGTTATTGGAATGTACTCAATCGTCTTGAAAAACTGGAGTACAGAATGGCAGAGTCTGATCAACAGATTGAAGAGCTTGTGGAAAAGCATATCCAAGAAGAGCAAGTACGTTACGACAAAATGGAAGAAGAGTTAAAGTGGTACCAGAAAAACATAAACCCATTAAGTTGGCGAAAGAAAAAGCGTAAATAATGGACTTTTTAGAAATATATGGCGAAGCAGGGATGATAGGTGTAGTAGGTGCTATGTTTGTATATCTTGTAATATCCCTTTCCAATAAATCTGCTAAGCAACAAGAGACCTTAGAGAATCTTAAAGTGGAAAACAAAGGGCAGTCAGAAACTCTTGAAAACATGGAAGGGATGATTATTAAACTTATTGCAAGGTGGAATCAATCTGATGATAAATTAGATCGTAAATTTGATGCTATGACAAAAGAAATAAATGACTTGGACAATCAGTGCTCTCGCATTGAAGGTTCTTTATCTAGGATAAATGGCAGGCACTAAACCAATAGGAGATGAATCAATTCTCAACATTAGCTTACCAATGTTGATACAGGCTGTTGGCCTTATTGGTGCTATGGTATGGGGCTACGGTCAATTAAATGCTCGAATTAGCTTTTTAGAGTATCAGGTTGCGATGCACGAAAACCACATTGAGCGAATCGAAGAAAACGCAGAAGAAAACCAAGATGCTGAAATCCCAGCAGATATAAAACAAAATACTAGACTTGAATACCTAGAAAAAGAAATAAACAGATTAAGGAACAAATAAAATCATGGATAGTAAAGATTTTGATAGTTGGTGGCAAGCTGTTGTAAGGGAGCATGGATATGACCCAGACCCAGATAGTCCGTTACACTTTTATGATTACAGAAAAGCTTTTGAAGAAAATCATCCAATTCCAAAAAGGTTTGGTCATTGGGACTCTAAGTATAAACATGACCTTCATCCAAATCGGTTTGTATCCGGCTTTGACCCCTCCGTTAATAAGCCTGATGTTAAGTGGTGGGATACAAAAAACAATCAACCAGCTTCTGCTTCTGAAGTACTTATTAACGATGTAATGAGACAAGAATACATAGATAGCCCAGATAATGCCGAATAATTTTAACATTATATCAGGCCCGACAGAAATGTCGGAAAAAGATCAAGTACTTGCAAACTCATACAAAAACCTTATTTATTTTGGTAGAGCATTTTTACCAAATGATTTTTTAAACAAATCAACCTCACCTAGCTTTCACTTTGACGTTGCTGAAAAACTTATATCTACAAAACCGGGAAGCAGAACTTGCATTATCATGCCTAGGGGTTTTGGAAAATCTATCTTGTCTAAAGCCGCAATTCTGCATAAACTTTGTTTTGCAAGTGAAGACGAGCAACATTTTATGGCGTGGGTTTCTGAGGAGCAAAGCCAGTCTATTGATCACTTAAAATATTTAAGAAGCCATTTTGAGGTAAATAAAAAATTAAAGTATTACTTTGGAAATTTAGATGGAAGTAGCGTAGGAAAGAGATGGACGGAAAAAGATATTGTAACTCCAAAAGGAGATCGAATAATCGCAAAAGGAACATCACAAAGACTAAGAGGTCGTGCAGAAGTAGATGTCAGATATACTGGAATTATACTTGATGACTTTGAGTCAGAGCTTAATACAAAAACACCAGAAAGAAGATCGGAAATAAAGAAATGGATTGTGTCTACCGTATATCCAGCACTAGAAGAAACGCCCGGCAAGGAAGGTTCTATATGGTTATCTGGAACAATCGTTCATTATGACAGCTTCTTACAAATGGTGGTTGATGGTTATAAAAAAGCCAAAAAAGACAAAAGGACATATCCTTGGGATGTGGTGTTCCATAGGGCCATTGAAGATGGTGAGTCTATCTGGCCCGAACAATTCTCTATTAAAAAGCTAGAGCATAAGAAAAGAGAGTTTATTGAAGCTGGTCTTGTTAATAAGTTTGCTCAGGAGTACATGAATGATGCTAGAGATATATCTAATGCTTCTTTCAAGATTGATAGAATACAGTATTACAATGGTACCGTTAAAAACAAAGGCGGATTTAACTATCTGATTGATGGTGAAACTGCCACCCCCCTTAACATTTACATTGGCGTTGACCTTGCGGCAACAGCTACGGCCACATCTGACTATCAGGTTATTATGGTTATGGGTATTGACTCAAATAAAAACCGTTATGTTCTGGAGTATTTTCGTGAGCGTATCCCTACTTTTGATATTCCTCCTAAGATCATTGAACTATCTAATAAGTATGCTCCAGTACGGAGGGTTACGATTGAAACGGTTGCGGCTCAAGAGATGGTAAGGGATATGGTAACAAGGCTATCGGCTAAAGAAAAACGATTAATGCCCGGAATGTTTAAAGGTGTTAAGCCCCCCAATAGAATTAAAAAAGAAGACAGGTTGGAAACTTCTCTTGGCCCTATTGTAAATTCTAAAAAGTTATTTATTCAAAGAGAAATGACAGAGCTGGTAGATGAGTTCTTTGAACATCCTAAGCCAAAAAATGACGATTTAATGGATGCTTTGTATTATGCTGACTACTTTGCTAAACCTCCAAAAAGTTCAAAAACAAAAATAGACAGTTTAAATCGTGAGGCAGAAAGACCAAGTAAAAGAATATTAGCAAAATCATACAACTGGTTAACGGGAGCTAGAGCATGAACAATATTTCACTTAATAATCTTTTAGTGGTAATATAGCTTACATATTTATAACTATGGCACGATACTCCAAGAAATCAAAAGAAAGGCTTGCAACTTGTGATGAGAGGTTGCAGGATGTGTTTAATGAGGTGATTAAGCATGTTGATTGCTCTATTTTAGAGGGGAGTCGTAGCAAGGAAAGGCAAAATAAACTTTATGATGAGGGTCGTACTAAAGTTAAGTATCCTAATGGTCGCCATAATTCTTACCCTTCTAGGGCCGTTGACGTTACCCCTTACCCTGTGGATTGGAAAGACAGGGAAAGACAGACGTTCTTTGCCGGCTTTGTGCTTGGCATCGCTCGTAGTATGGGTATTAATTTGAGGTGGGGTGGAAATTGGGATATGTACAAAGAAAACGGAAGGTGGGAAGTTAAAGATAATCGGTTTGATGACTTCCCCCACTTTGAAATTTACGAATAATGCCAGAAACC